CAAGCTGACGCGGCGCTGGCAGAAGCGGTTCAATCAGGCCGCACCAAAGCTTGCCGATTATTTCGCGATTGCAGTCGAAAAGCGATCATCGACGGCGCTGAAGAACATCCTGAAAGAAGCAGGGATCACCGTCGAATTCAGGATGACCGCCGCCCAGAGCGATATCCTGCACGCCACGATCAATTCCAACGTCGACCTGATCAAGTCGATCCCGTCACAGTACATGACGCAGGTACAAGGCGCGGTGATGCGCTCGGTGCAGACCGGCCGCGATCTCGGCAGCCTCGCGAAGGAGCTTGAAGGGCATTACGGCGTCACGCGACGTAGAGCCGCTTTCATCGCCCGCGACCAGAATAACAAGGCGACAGCGGCAATGACCCGCGCGCGCCAGGTCGAGCTGGGATTGATGGAAGCGATCTGGGTTCATTCGGGCGGCGGGAAACATCCCCGCGCCAGCCACGTCAAGGCCGGCCGCGACAAGGTCAGGTACGATACTAGGACAGGCTGGTTCGATCCTGACGTCGGGAAGCACATTCTGCCCGGCGAACTACCGAACTGCCGATGCATCTCGCGGGCGGTCATCAAGGGGGGCTTTTCGTGATGGGCGATCCGGTCAAGGTCTTCTGGCTCGAGCCGACCGACCGCGAGCGGCAATGGCTGCGGCGGTTCAATTACGGCAAGGATCAGCCGTGTCCGAAATCGGCCTATGGCTGCGATGCGCTGTTCGAGCTGGGCGAGGGCGACGTGCTGTACACGGCCGACGGCTATATCGACGCGACGTCGCGCAAGCCGGCGCCGTCGCCCAGCGATCCACGTTGGCCCAAGGCCTGCGCGGCCTGCGGGCGCTCGTTCGGCGAGAAAGACGAATACCAGCTGCACTGCAAGCAGATCTATGTGCGACCGGATACCGGCGCGCGGTTTCTGCTGCGCGACGCGCCGGCCGGCGCTTGCTGGGATGCGTGGTGGGTGCACCATCGCAAGCGCGGCGAGGACGTCCCGACGCCCGGCGTCGGCTGGATGATCGGCCCGGACGGCCGCTCGCTCACCGTGCGGTGTCCCGATGGACACGATTGGATGATCGACGCGCGAGCCTCCAACTGCGGGCTGCCTAACGACAACACGCATCATTGCTGGGTGCGGCACGGCAGGCCGGAAGACGGTACCCTGCACGTCGACAAGGCCGGCTTGACCTGTTCGGCGGGCGCGGGATCGATCGCTACTGGAAAGTGGCACGGCTTCCTGCATCACGGCCATCTAATCGCCTAAAGGCAATTCCTCGCAGTCACGAGGATAAGCGCGAGAAACGAACAGCCGGGCTTCATCGGCCTTGGTGATGCGTTCTCGCATCCCCCGCTCGCGCAGGGCGTGACTGACCATGCGCCGATGGAGACTTGATATGAAGAGACTGATTATTGCCGCTGCTGCCCTTCTGACGATTTCCGCGATGCCGGCATTCGCGCAATCGCCGGATGCCAAGATCAAGCTCGAAATCACTCGCGCCGAATTGGGCGTGATCGGGCAATGCCTGATGGAACTGCCCTACAAGACAGCGGCCCAGATCATGGCCGACCTGCAAGCGCAGCTGATTGCGGCGGACCAGGCGGCGGCAAAGGCTGCGGAAGACGCCAAGGCGAAGGCCAATGCCGACAAGCCGAAGGATGCGGCGGCCGGCAACGCCAAGCAGTAGGAAAGCCGCATCAATGAAGCAGCACATCATTCCATCGATCGTGGCATCGCTCATTGCAAGCGGCGCCGCCATCGGTTTCGTCCATGTTGCCCACGCGCCGCAAGTCAGCGTCGTCTCTGCGCCTGCCGGTCCCGTCAGTCGGGGGAAGGCCGCTCATCTGGCAAAGACGGTCTGGCCGGAGATGGCGCAGGCCGATATCGACGCGCTCACCGCCGCGCTCAAGGATATCTCCGGCGTCAAGAAGGTGATGATCTTCTGCGTCGAGGAATCCAAGTGCGGCGACCTCGCACTCAATCTCGACAACGCCTTCGAAAGCGCACACTGGCAAAGCGACATCATCGACTATGCGCTGATCCAGCCGGGGATTGCGACATCATCGCCGACATTGGCCGCCGCACTGAAAGCAGCGCATCTCGACGTCCGGCTGGATGCCAGCGTGCAGGCTCCGGCCGGCGATGCGATTGCGATCGGCAATAGGCCTCTGCAATGAAGCGCCAAATCGCCGGCGGCATTGGCGACGGCCACAACTAATATCGACTTCCAGAGACCTATTGCCATGCCCACGGTGTCGCCTGCGCAACATCGTGCGATGGAACCCGCTGCGCATGGTCATTCCACGCTCGGCATTCCGGAAAAGGTCGGCAAAGAATTTGTGGCTGCGGATGCAGAGCATAAGATCGCTGCGGGTATCGTCTTCGTCGCGCCCGATGGCGACGTATTGCTGCTCAAGCGCGCCAAGTCCGAGGCAAATTATCCGGGCCATTGGTCGCTGCCGGGCGGAAAGGCAGACGAAGGTGAAACCGCCCCGCAGGCCGCGCGCCGCGAAGCCAAAGAAGAGATCGGCGACCATCCCGACGGCGACCTCCGCCAGATCGATCAGCGCATCACGCCGACCGGGATGCAGTTTCACACCTTCCGGCAAGACGTGGAATCGAAGTTCACGCCGACGCTCAATGGCGAGCACAGCGAGCACGTCTGGGCCGCGCGCGACAAGCTGCCGAAGCCGCTGCATCCCGCGGTCAAGGACGTGCTCGGCACCAGAATGGCGGGCGATACCCGCCTCAAAACCAAGATCGACGCCGGCATTGCCTTCGACCGCGCCTCGGTGCGTTCGATCGATGCCGACGGTCGAATGCATATCGCCGTCTCCAATATCAGCAAGGCCAATGTCTGCCCCTATCTCGGCCGGGAAATCCCGGATTTCGACAACCTCGGCCTCGATCCCGATCACATCTATCAACTCTACCGCGACCCGGACGAACTGAAGAAAGCGGCGGCATCCTTCAACAATATACCGCTGCTGATCAAGCACACACCGGTGAGCGCGGACGCGCCGCAACTCGACCAGGTGGTCGGCACAGTTGGCTCCGAGGCCGATTTCGTCGCGCCCTACCTGCGCAACAGCCTCGCGGTATGGACCCGCGAAGCCATCGATCTCATCGAATCCGAAAAACAGAAAGAGCTTTCCTGCGCTTATCGCTACCGCGCCGATATGACGCCGGGACACACGCCAGCGGGTGAAGCCTACGATGGCGTGATGCGCGATCTGATCGGCAATCACGTCGCGATTGTTCCTGAGGGCCGCGCCGGGCCCGCCGTTGTCGTCGGCGACGCCGCCCTTTCTCCTTCAATCCAAGAGGTATTTCAAATGAGCAAGTTGTTGTCTCGTAAGGCCGCCCTGACCCACGGGGCGATGATGATCTATCTGCTCCCGAAGCTCGCCAAGGACGCGAAGCTTGATCTGGCCCCGGTTTTCGCGGGCGTCACGGGCAAGAACTTCAAGGAAAAGAAGGTCGTGATCGTGAAGGGCATCACCGATGCGACCCGGGGCAAGCTCGCCAAGGATGCCTCGATCGAGGACGTCGCCAAGCTGCTCGATAGTCTGGATGGCGTCGAGGTGGCGGAAGCCAAGGACGAAGAGACCGTGGTCGACCCGGCTGACACCGGCGGCATGGATGCCGATCCGGTCGAAGGTCTGCGCAAGTATCTGGGCGAGTGCGGCATGGATGCCGAAAGCGTTGAGAAGGCCTGCTCGATGATGAAGCCGAAGGCGACCGACGAATCGCCGGAGGAGAAAGAGGCGCGCGAGAAAAAGGAAAAGGCGGAGGCCGAAAAGAAGACGGCCGCCGATGCAGAAAAGGACGTGAAGGAAATGGTGAGCAAGCCCGCGATGGATGCCGCGATCAAGCTCGCATCCGACAAGGCCACCAAGGCGGCGGAAGCCGCCACCATGAAGCGGCTCAATGACATCCGCATCGCCGAGCGCGCGGTCGAGCCCTTGATCGGCAAGCCCGCGGTGGCGCTCGATAGCGCGGAGGCAATCTATGCCGCAGCGCTGAAGGCGGGTGGCGTCAAGACTGAGGGCGTCGATCCTTCGGCCTTTCCCGCCATGATCGACCTCCTGATTACGACCAAGGCCAATAGCGCGCGGCCCCAGCATCATCACCAGGCGCAGGATGCTGGTCTCGTTACCGAACGCGCCGATTTCGAAAAAGCGCACGGCATCGCGCCGCGCAAAATCCGCGTCCTCGGCTAGCCGAACCTCATCGCCATAGCGTTGCGCGCCGGTGGCCCGGATCGCAGCT